TCGTTGCGCGCATAGCGGACGGTGAGTTTCCTCCCGTAAGCATGGGGACCAAGGTTCCTTACGACGTCTGCACTATCTGTGGAAATCGGGCTCCTACGAGGGCGCACTACTGCGACCACCTCAAGTTCCAGATGAGGGACATCATCAACGACGTTAAGGTCGCGGCCCTCAACCCTAAGCCCAAGTTCTTCGATATCTCTTGGGTCTTCCGGGGTGCCGACGAAACAGCCTTCATGCTAAAGAAGGTAGCGCACGATACGCCGTACGTAATCACGGGCCTCGATGCCGGTGAGTACGTAGATGACATGAACTCCTACAAAGAAGCTGCCCACAAGATGGCCGTCATCGATAAGGTAGTTCAGGGCGTTCCCATGGACGCCAAGCGTGTAGGAATGGATGAGGGTGAGCTGTCCAGCATGTGTAAGATGCGGGACATGGTGATGGATGCTGGAAGCCGGGCTCCTTCGATTCCTGACGACATCCTCGATGAACTGTCGCAACACCCCCTCAAAAAAATCGTCTCTACGGCCGGTGCCTCAGGTATGATCCTGAGCACTCCAGAGATGACCAAGATCATCATCAAAAAAAGATCTCCCAAAACGAAGGTCTTGGACTCGGACCTCGACAAGATGGTGCTGATGCAGCAGCCCATCATGGAGCTCTTCGAGGACTGTCCTCAGCTTCTCAAGCAGATAGAGGACACCGGAGCCTTTGACGCATCCAGAGAAGACGTCGACATGAAGATCGCTAGGCTCCTTGGTCCGTACATGGAGAAGCGTTCTGGAATCGGTGAGTATCTGAAGCGTCAGTTAGTCCCCGAGACCTACAGACAGGAAGCCCCCTACACCACACCCTTTACCGTCTCCGATCCTGTGACCGGCGTTCAGTACGGGACTACAAGGGGAGCGGCGATACGCGCTCACGATGAAATCGCCAAGCGTAACCTCTACAAGGTTATCGGTGGAGCGGCCCTTCTGGGTGGGGCGTACAAGCTGATTGGGTCAGGACTAACCCGTCGTGGATACAAGAAGCTAAAGCCTCTAGTCGCTCTGACTCTCGCGGGTCTCGGTGCTAGCCAGTGGCCTTCCATGGGTGAGCACTACATGACTGACCAGGGAGTACCCATTCCTACGATGACGGAACTCACGCCCACTAAGTACGGGGCGGCCGGTGCTGGTGGAGTGGCTCTTCCTCTTCTCGGAACTCTGGGAACGATGACCGCTCTAAGCCACGACTACATGTCCCGCATTAACCAGGGCATTCCGGTAGGACATCCGGCTCTCCCAGCATCTCGTAGGTATCTCGATAAGCTGGAACAGACTGTGTACGAACACCCTGTAGCGTCCGCTATAGTAGGTACTCTGCTTCTTCGAAGAGCCGCGGGGAGTAAGCTCGGAAGAGGCGTGGCCAAGCACGTTATCAAGCCGTTGGAGCGTGGTGCGAGTAAGGTCAAGGAAAAGTCCAAACGAGCGTTGGAAGCATTCGCTTCCGGTAACGAGAAGATCTCATCGTGGCTAGGAGAGGAGATTATTCCTCCCACTCCGGACACGGTTCTTCTTCCGGAAGTGGATTTGGATAAAGTAGCAGAACGGCTAGGGGAAGTGATCGTAGAAAGTTGAACGTCCCCTTGTGAAAAGAGAATTCGCACCCTATGATTGGATGCGAACTTGCTCGAAAGGTGAGATCAAATGGAACTCGGAAATCTGATCGACACTCTGCAGGCCGGTGGGGGCGAAGAAAAGACCGCTTCCGCTAACGCTTTTGAGGACAACTCGACGGAGAAGGCTCTCGAGGCCGCTCTGGAGAAAGTCGCTGCTTCGGCGCCTGCGGAAACGCGCACTTCGGGTAATCCCGGAGACGAGCTCATGAAGATGGCGGCCGACCTGGCAGGGGTTGAAAAGGAAGCTGAGATTCAGCACGCCGCTCTTCTGGGCCAAGCGTTTGCGGACGCTGCCATCGGTACGTGGCAGGCCTACGACGCGGACATGCGGAAGCATGCGTCGGAGACCACTGCCAATACCAACGAGCTCGTGAAGTCCGCGGCTCTGCAGGGCTACTACGACACCATCAATGCTATCCAGTCGGGTGTGCCGCAGATGGGCACCGAGAAGATGGCTAGCAACGATGAGATCGAAGAGCTCATCAAGCAGGCTGAGGCTGAGGGTTATTCCCGCGAGGAAGCCGTACAGGCTATCCAAGAGCTCAGCACCAAGACCGCCGAAGAGCAGGTAGAGATGGGCCAGAAGCTGGCGCTCGACGAGCTTTACTCTACCGCTTACAACGAGTTCCTGAAGGGTGCAGCTAACGCCCAGCAGATTCTCGCGTCGGTGAAGTAATGTCCTATTCGAGTAACACCCGACGGGAGTACCGACGCCTTTTCAAGATGGCGTGCGATAAGCTCGCTAAGATTCTTGGGGTGTCGCTCGAGGAGGAGAAGTAGAGATGAGTCGTTTGCCTTCCATCGATAGGGTTCTGGAGGATGTCCGGGCGGCAGTAGCCGAACAGGAAAAGACCGCCGGAGTCTCGACGGAAGAATCGATTCAGGAATTCCACAGCAAGCTTGCTGAGGGACTCTACAAGTGCGCGGAAAATCTCCGGAAGAGGGCGAGTACGGATGTCACTTACGACGAAGTACTGTCTCTCGGCCGACAGGCTCTGGAGCAAGAATAACATGGACCGCAAGGATACAGCCCAGCGTCTCCGAAAGCTCGCCAAGACCCTTCGTGAGAAGGACAAAGAAACGAGCAAGGAGAAGACCACGAAGTGTGCTCAGGTGCTCGTGGCCGCTCAAGGGCTGCACCTTTTCGAGGAAGTTCTCAGAGGAGAATCGTCATGAGCGAGTTCGACCTTCAGGTTGCAGACGTTCTCGAAAAGCTCGCTGACTACATCGAGGCTACCGAGGGCACCAAGATTGCGGAGCTTCAGGCGGAACGTACCAAGACCGCATCGGAGCTGGCTTCTAGATACGCGGAGATGACCGGAGAGGAACTCGACGTGGAGAAGCTCGCGCAACTCGACCCCTCGGTCATGAAGGCCTTCGAGAAGATTGCTGGCGTAGGGTCCCCGGATTCCCTGGGTGGCCCAGAGAATACAAGTCAAACCGTCAAGACTGCTTCCAACGGCTCTCACGTAGGTCCGGGAGAAGCTGCCTTGCTCGATTTTTGCACCACGTAATCGGAGGGATGCAAGATGAGCCAACTTTCAGGAGCTAACAGCAAGTTCGATACGATCACGCATGATCCGCACCCGAATGCTCAGTGCGGCCTCATGCTGGTCCTCGACCCCGACCCGGCACTCATTCCGAGTCCTCCGTTCAATACGGAGGGTACGCCGCTCCCCGGTGTGTTCAACCCCGGGCAGGTCGTGATGATGGACGCCAACGGCAACGCCGTGCTGGGGGTCGCCCCCCTGGCCGCGGTCGGTGTTCCGGTGTTCCCGCTCGTCACGGTGGATGGCGACACGGATCTGGACGGTGCCGCGATGCACCGCCTGACGTGCATTCACGGTGGTCTGGAAATCATCACCCCGTACTTCGAGGTTCCGGCCGTGGCTCTCACGCCGGGAACGCCGCTGACCTTCGGGATCACCACCGCGGGCAGCTTCGAGGAGCGCGCGGGTGCCGCTGCCACGGGCCAGATCTATGGCTTCGTGGGTCCCCAAGGTCAGTTCACGGAGGACGGCATTGACCTCCTGGACGTTATCATCCCGCAGAACACCGGGCTGTTCTAAGGAGGGCGATCATGCAATACCAAGTGGAAACGCCTGAAGTGAACGCCCGCTTCGTGAACTCGAACTTCGTGAAGAAGATCGAGGGTGGCATGCGCAAGGAGGCAGAGGACACCGGTACCGCCTTCATCCGCGAGAAGCTCCGCCAGGAAGCGGCCGTTCGTGAGATTCTCATCCCGCAGGGCCTGTCCGAGGACGATATCGATCGGGACGAGTATACGGATCAGCCGAAGAAGATCATCGACAAGGAGCCCGACAGCATCGCTACCTACGTCCAGTTCCAGGGCGGCGGTCGGCGTACCTGGTTCAAGGGCAAGCGGTACGCGGTCTACTTCGGCAAGATCGAGACTCAGCGCTTCACCAAGTCGAAGTTCGAGCTGATGACCAACACGGGCGACATCCGGCAGATCCTGTCGGACAACTCCGTGAAGGACATGGCCGACAAGGAAGACGAGTACTGGTACAACCTGGTCTCCGACATCATCAATCTGAACCCCGCGGTTCAGCGGACGACCGGTGCTTTCCAGAGCTCGACCTTCAAGTCTGCCATGCAGGCGATGCTCAATCGGCGTCGTCCCATCGGCAAGATGCTCATGACGAAGTCCCGCTACATGGACGCCCTGGACCTTCCGGCCACGACGGTCGGTGACCAGATCGCCCAGCGCCACTTCGACGAGGGCATCGAGGCCAGCGAGAAGCTGTGGGGTATCCCGGTCGTCACGACCATCAAGAGCGACATCTACCCGTTCAACAACGCGTGGATCTTCGCTCCGCAGTCGCCCAACAACTTCCTGGGTAACTTCTTCCTGCTGCAGGACGCGACGCTCTACATCGAACAGAAGGCGGACATCATCTCCTTCTGGTCGTATGAGGCCCTCGGCATGGGCGTCGGTAACCGTCTCTCCATGCAGGAGATTCTGTTCACCTAGGATCTGATCCTCACCCCATAACTCTCCTCCAGGAGGCCTCACGATGAAGACCATCCCTGTAATCAACGAGGCGAAGGCCAAGATCGTCGTGCGCGCCATCCTCGACGACAATGGCATCCCTCTGCAGTTCCCTGCTGGTGTAGCTACTCCCGTCCTGGAGAAGCACCTGGAGAACCCGGCTCTGAAGCGGTACCTTCGGCCGGGTCTCCTGGTGGCCCAGACGGGCGGTGCTACTCCGAAGGCTGCACCCAAACCCGAGCCTAAGAAGCCGGAGCCTAAGCCGGAGCCTAAGCCGGAGCCTAAGCCCGAATCGGCTATTGCGCTCCCGTCCGAAGACACCAAATCATGGGTGATGGAGGACGAAAAGGAGGAAGAGGATCTTCGTGACTTCTACCTCGACGCCCCCGGCATCACCGAGAAGAACGTAGAAGCTGTTCTGAAGGCGTTTCCCACGCTGGACGATCTGGCCGAAGCTGATGAAGACACTCTCATCGACTGCGGCGTGTCCAAGAGCTTCGTAGGGCGTGTTCTCGAGTGGGCTGTTTCCTAAACTCTCCTTTTAACGTCCAGCCCTTTGTCCTAAACTTCCTAGGGAAGAAAGGACAGGTCTGTCTTGTCGGTCAAAGTAGACCATAACTATCCAAACCCTGGCGACATGCTCGCCGAGGATGAGGACGGTAATAAGCTCCAGTATGTATCCATCAAGATTTTTGCTTTAGCAGATTTCGAAGCTGGAGATACTGACTCTTGGGAATCCGAGACTGAAACAGACGTTAACGGAAAATGGATTGATCCTGTGTACTTGGCTGAGGGTGAAGACTGGGTTATAGAGTTCTCTCGTCCGACTACACACGACACCGTGTACGTTAACATCAGTACGGTAGTGCCATGAGTGTATTGGTTAACCAAGACTACCCTGAAGTGGGTGCTCTCCGAGCTGTTGACGAGAGAAACAATCCCATAGAAGGGGCAACGGTGAGGGTCTTTGA